ATGGTTTGAACCTATATTGTGTGCAATATATCTTGTTGATGTTGAACCATTACCAGTATAAGTAACTACATCAAAGAACTTAGGTTTCTCACGAAATGTCCAAGAGCAATATTCTCTTCCGTTTGTATTTACTGCTGTTGATGCTGCTGCTGCTCGTACAGCGATTGGTGCTGGCACAGGAACAGGCGATGTTACGACTACAGGCACACAGACCCTTACAAACAAGACTCTAACAGATCCAGCCATTATCGGCACAATCCTAGAGGACATCTTTACGATTACTGATGGCGCAGCGTTTGAGATTGATCCAGGAAACGGCTCTATCCAGTTAATCACCCTAGGCGCAAGTCGCACACCAAAAGCTACAAACTTTGCTAATGGCGAGTCTGTAATCCTAATGGTAGACGATGGCTCTGCTTACACGCTGACTTGGACAGACTCCACATTTGGCGGTAGCGGTGTAGTATGGAAAACTAACGCTGGAGCAGCTCCAACACTAAACACTACAGGCTATACAGTAATCGTACTATGGGAAGTTGCTGGTCAAGTATATGGAGCGAGGGTAGGCGATGCTTAATAAAAAGGTCTTAGGCTCTGTTTCTGCTGCACCAGCAGAGTATATAGAAGATGTATTTTCTACTTTTATGTATAAAGGTACTGGATCTGCTCAAACCATAAACAATGGCATAGACTTGTCTGGAAAAGGCGGTCTTACTTGGCTTAAAACAAGGTCTGGTACATCGACAGGCGAACATTATTTAATTGACACAGTTCGTGGCAATAATAAATTATTAAGCTCTAGCTCTACAGCTGCAGAAGATACAGATGGAACATTAATAACTGCGTTTAATAATAATGGCTTTTCTTTAGGAACAAATGGTGCAGTAAATACAAACGGAAGAGAATATTGCTCTTGGACATTTCGTGAGAAACCTAAGTTCTTTGATGTAGTTACTTATACTGGTAATGGTTCAACATCAACAAGAGATATTGCACACAATCTAGGCTCAAACCCTGGAATGATTATTGTCAAACAAATAAGCGCAACAGGTAATTGGAAAGTATTTCATCGCAGTGGTGGTTCTATATTGTTACTAAATGAAATAGAAGAAGCAAATACTTCTACTACATTATCTGGCGGTTACCCAGCTGGAAATGGATCATCCGTTTTTTCTCTTGTGCCTTATAGTAGTGATTCATCAGCCGTAAATGCTAATGGCGTTACATATGTAGCCTACCTATTCGCCCATAACGCTGGTGGATTTGGTACGGCAGGAACAGATAATGTAATTAGCTGTGGTAGTTTTACTACAGACTCTAGTGGTGGTTATTCAGTTAATCTTGGTTACGAAGCACAGTATGTTTTGTTAAAAAGAACAAATGGATCAGGAAATTGGTTTATTTTGGATGTTGTACGAGGAGCTGGAGTTGCTTCTAGTACATCAAGAGTATTAAAAGCAGATTTGGTTGCTGCCGAAACAACTGAATCTAATTTAATGAGTCCATTAGCCACAGGATTTGGAGTGGATACATCGCTATCTAATTTAAGTTCTGGCACTTATGTTTACATGGCAATCCGTAGACCAATGAAAGTGCCTACTAGTGGCACTCAAGTATTTAAGCCTGTTGCTAGAACTGGTACAGATAGCTCAGTTACTATTGATGCTGGATTTACTGTTGATTTAAATATTGCATCATCAAGAGATAAAGCTATTCAATCTTATACTCCTGTAATAGATAGGCTTAGAGGCGGTGGAGTAAACTACAGATACTTAAACACACAATTAACTGATGCCGAAACAACTGGTACAGCTAGTGGAGCGTATGAGCTTACTCAAAATGGTGTATATACATACAACACAGCGTTTAACTCATCTAGCGAAACTTATGTTCATTGGATGTTTAAGAGAGCGACAGGATTCTTTGATATAGTCTGCTATACAGGAAATGGTTCAAATAGAACAATAACACATAATCTTGGTGTTGCTCCTGAGTTGATGATTGTTAAGCGTAGGGATACTGCAGCAAACTGGATTTGTTACAACAGTCCAAAAGGGGCAACTGAATATTTATTATTAAATTCAAATCAAGAAAGTTTTGTTGGTACATTTTGGAATGATACAACTCCGACATCTACTGTATTTTCGTTAGGAACTGGAACGCCTGTCAATGCTTCTGGTGGTACTTTTGTAGCCTACCTATTTGCTACCCTTGCTGGAGTATCTAAAGTTGGTTCTTACACAGGCAACGGATCAAGTCAAACAATTAACTGTGGATTTACTGGTGGAGCTAGGTTTGTATTAATTAAGCGCACAGACTCTAATGGAGACTGGTATGTATTTGATACTGCTCGTGGAATTGTAAGTGGAAATGATCCATTCTTGTTATTAAATTCTACAGCAGCAGAAGTTACTACTAGAGATGCTATAGACCCAGATAATAGCGGATTTATTGTTAATAACGATGCTACTAACTTTCCAATTAATGTAAACAACGCAACCTACATATTTTTAGCAATAGCATAAAGGACTAATCATGTTAATTCGTATCCGTTCAACTGGTCAAACAATGTATGAGGCAGAGTTTAGAATCATAAACTCTAATACATCTTTTCCACCACAAATCTCTGTAGAAATACTAAACGAGTTCGGTGCTGATCCAGTTCTTAATGGCGCACAACCTACACCAGGCTTTTACCAATTTGTAGTGCAAGATGGTGTAGAGCAAATCAACGGTCAATGGTTTACTAAGTTTATCTGCGTAGACATGGATCAAGAAGCTAAAGATGCTAAAGATGCACAATGCAAAGCTGCCAACAAAGCGACAGCAGAACAAAAGTTATCTGCTACAGATTGGACACAAGTAGCCGATGTGCCTTTGCTAAACAAACAAGACTTTGTGGATTATCGTGCTGCGGTTCGTGCTATTGCATTAAACCCACCAGTACAAGCTACATTCCCTGACCTACCAGCAGAACAATGGAGCTAATAATGTCAGATGAGAAGCAATTTCAATTTGACCCATTTAAATTTGGTGGTCTAGTAACTCAAGTTGAACATCTGCAACAAAAAGTAGATGTAATGGAAGCTGATATTAAAAAGCTAGTCGCTATGGCAGAACGGTCTAAAGGAAGCCTATGGGCAATCATGGGCTTTTCTTCTTTTATTGGCGGTATAGTTACTTGGCTGTCTAGTACATTCTTTCATAAATGAAACTTTACGATAACTGGAAAGACATCCTCAAAAAGGCATGGTCTATCCGTTTTATGGTGTTGGCTGCTGTGTTATCAGGCATAGAGGTCATATTACCTTTCTTCAATGAATCTATACCTAAAAACATATTTGCAGCGTTGTCTTTTGTTTTTGTTTCTGCTGCTTTTGTTGCTCGCTTGGTGGCTCAACGAGATGTTTAAACGACAAGAACTTGCAGCCCTTACGCTATCGGCTACTGCCCTAATTGCTATTGTTTACCACGAAGGATACCGAGAAAATGCTTATATTCCCGTTGCTGGAGATGTACCAACGATCGGCTATGGAACGACAAAAGGAGTTCAACTTGGGGACAAGACAGATCCATTATCTGCTCTATCAACTGCACATCGAGACATCAAAACTTTTGAAGGTGCTATTAAATCCTGTGTAAAAGTTCCACTATATCAATGGGAATATGATGCTTATACAAGTCTTGCTTATAACATTGGTGGTTCAGCTTTTTGTAACAGCACTCTTGTGCGTATGCTTAATGCTGGTCGATATGAAGATGCCTGTAAACAAATCCTAAGATGGGATAAATTTCAGGGTAAACCCTTAGCTGGTCTTACAAAGCGCAGAAACGAAGAATACAGGCGGTGCATGAATGTTTAGTATGTTGCTATCACCTTTGCAAAAAATCGGCTTATACGCTGTTTTAGTGGCTTTAGTGTTTGGTTTTGGTTACTATAAAGGCTACTCTAACCAACGAGATAAATTTGTTGATTTTAAGAACGAGCTAGAAGCCAAGGCAAAAGCCCAAGATATGCTTAACAAAGCTACTGAGCAAAAGAATAAACTGATTGCGGAGAATGTAAAGAATGAATACGAAGCTAGGCTTTCTGCTTTGCGTAACTATTATGTCGGGCTGCGCAACGCAGATACCAACAAGCTGCCCAGAGTTCCCGACACCACCTCAACAACTTATGCAGAAGCCAGCCACCCAGTATTTGTTGGACAATGCGCTGAAACCACGCTCCAATTAATTAGCCTACAAGACTGGATAAAAGCAGTCAAAAAGGATCAGTAAGGTTTACATAGTGCCACAGTTCTGTCGGCACATCATAGAAGTATTCACCATCGCTCACAGCCCGATTCTTAATCTCAATACATGGGCTAGATTGTATCTTTCGAGCATCAATCCAATACGCATAAGTTAAGTCAAAAGTACACACAAATACCAATGTTTTTTTGTCGTTTTCAAACAGCTTAGACTTTCTAGCTGCGATGTGTATCGTGTCGTATGGGCAAAATGGCTTATTGTTTAGCCAATCTCTCTGCTCAACTTCAATATAGCCAACTGGCTTTCCATCTCTATAAGCAATTAAATCCACAGCATATCTATCTGGATTCTCTTTTGCCTCTAATCCCCACTTCATCTTTACCCACTTACAAACTGCGTTTCTTGATGGTGGATCGCACTTGTCAAATATTAACTTGTCAAATGGTTTAAATTTCATAATGCCACCCTAATCGGTTGGGGGGTGGCGCTCCATCGTGAAAGAGGGAAGCATTGCGCTTCACACTTAGATGCCGATCTCATCTTGGGGGTTAGTTACACATTACATAGTTTGGGCAATAGGTACAGATAACTACCTTGCCATTGATAATGTATGTGGTTGTCTGACAAGCAAATGCCTGGTTAGACAACAAAGCCATTGTTACTACTACCATAGAAATAAATTTTTTCATAATATTTTTCCTAAAAAAATGGGTACTTTCTTTCGATTTCCCCATAAATGCCAGTTAAAAAGGAATTTCATCATCTTGGATGCCACTACTCTTAGGCATCTCATCATCTCCACGAGGCTTAAAGTTCTTTTGCTCTTTAGGCTTTCCAACAGAAACGCTCATAAACTTGCCTTTCTTGCCTTCTTTAATCCAGGCACTCAGCCAATGCTCTGTACCGTTAATCATAATTGAACCGTTGTAATCGGGATGTTTTTCCGTTTCCTTTCGGTCATTCTTAAACAGCGTACCGCTACCATCTTTCATTTCGTAAGCCATCATTTCCTCTCTTTCAGCTTGTTAATTGTTTCTTCCACTTCTTTCAGGAACTTCTTTACTTCTACTTCCATGTTGTCAATGTATTCCTGATCTCGATTGACACGCACTATAAATAACTGCAAATCCTCTGGAAGCCTAGGATCGTATGAAACAAAGTCGCACCATTGCCGACCAGTACAAGCCATTTGCGCCATCATCTGCGGTATATGCTTGCTTGGTGCTTTCCCATCTTCCATCCAATCTAGATGAGTTGTGGTGTTTGGGCATTTAATCTCTATTAACCCATTTTCTCCAACAAGCCCATCAGGACTGCAACCAAACCATTCTATCGTAGGATGTTCTACAAACGCAATATCTATAACATCTCTGTTGTGTTTTAGCTCATAAGCTACTCTAGCCAATGGCTCGGTAGCAGCCCCCCATTCCATAGCTGCATTGGTAAAAGGCTCGCTAGGCTGGTTTGTTAGCCTTTGGGCTACCAACTCTATGCGGTAGTTCCTACGGCTTGCAGATTCGCCTGATTTGCCCTTAGAAAGCACATCTGCCATTCGGCTGGCAGTAACCTTGCCAAGCCTAACAGCAAACCATTCATCCGTTCTTTGGGCAGCAATCCTGTCCTCAGTAGTAAAAGTGGTCATTAGTGCGCTTTCTTAATATCGTTATCTAAATGCTCTGGGTTAATAGAACGAGCTATATCAACAGCTAGATCGTAAGCAAAACCATCGCCCTCTACCTCTACCGTTACAAACGCTCCAGACTGCTTGATCTTAATCACAGCTTCCGATTCCTCGTTAAATGTGGATTTACTTATTTGCATATTGTTTGACCAATATTTGTAGGGTTTGGCACATGGCTTCCGCAGCTTTAGCAGATCGCTCTGCCTCAACCCAATTACCAGTCAAAGCGTGTTTATAAAACAAGTTAATGGCTAGTTTTGCATCTAAATACTCTTGACTAAAGTCTGTCATAGTTTTACTTTCTTCTTACTGTTAGTTGTTCGTTGAATCACTTCTTTGGGGTTGCAACGATCCTGGTCTATCATTTTAGCCATATAGTCGCTAGTGCAGTCATCACAGACATTGCAAACCTCATCGCAGCCTCTCTGATAATACTTCCATTCCTTGTACTCTTTTCGGGTTTGAAAGCATAGTGGATACCATTCATTCTCTATCATCATCTGGGTATGGCTCTTGTTCTTCTTTACGAATTAATTGGTTTTCCGTACCGTTAATGATCCATTGATCTAGAAACTCGTCTGACATCAGATCGACTGCTCCATTCCACCCTTGCATAAAGTAGAACTCGGCAACTCGAACATAATCAGGCGGTAAGTCTTGATCGTCTATAAGCCTGTTAAAAGCCTCTCTAGTGAATTTATTGGTAATCATAGCGTTACCCCATCAACCCACTCTAAAGCCCATTTCCAAGCGGTATATAGCATTGCAATAGGCACTAAGGCAACGGACATAAGTCCTACAGCCAATTTGATTGACTTACCCATTTAGATTCCTTTTCAACATCATCTAATGTTCTAGCCATAATTGCCTTAAACTCTGCCCATTTTTGCTTGACTTCCTCAGTCTCGCTTGCTGGTACATAGTTGTATAAAGCCTTCCAACGCTTAGTAATGTCTGTGCCAGCTTTTGTATAAATAAAATGTTCTTTCACTTTTTCTCCTTTTTGCTATAAATAGATTCGCTACTCTTTTTTAAACAAGTCGCACACTTCCACCGCATAACTGGTCTAAGCCTACTACCAGCCTTTACCAGCTTAAAACCATCTGCTGCTTTCGCAGTTTGACAACTACCGCAAAACTTCTTCTCCATCCCAGCCTTCCTTTAAATATCCATATTCCGAAGCATCCGCTACCGCTTTTAGCTTTAAACACACATCGCATTGGTCTATCCATACACGATGACTTTCATTGCTTTTGAGCTTGTGGACACCCCACTTTTCACCACATTCAAAGCACACATTGTCAGGCTGCTCTTGCGCTAGTTTCATTTAACTTCTCTTTCTGTGCTTGGTAAACTACAGTCAGTTTGTCTCTTGCTTCCTTATTGTTCTGAACTTCTTTATAATACTTAGCAAAGGCAGAGCGCAGTTCGTCAGGGCTATCTATTGCCTTAATTTCTTGGCAGTAGTCCTCTACGGAACTAGAATCAACCACATCGTTCCAAATATCCTCGCCAGCGTATAAAGACAACCCTAGACCATGTAGAGCAATCGCCTTGGCTAATGCTCGCTGCATAGCTGTATTTACAGCAAACGCATCAGGATTCGGGATCGCTTTATTGCGATAATCCATTACAGGCAACTGAGCAGTCATAGACTTGCCAAACGCATTGACTGTGCAGAACACCATAACAGTCTCGCCAAACTTCATTGGCTCGCTATATGACCATGTAGCTGCTGGATCGTGTTGTAGCAATGTATCTACAGCCCATGCCCAGGACAAGTAAGACAGTCCATTCTTCTTCTCAATCTTGTCCGATACATCAATCTTACGGAGTTCTAGGTATTTACTCATAATCAAGATCAGCTTTCATTGTTGAAAATAATTTCCATAAAAAATAGTTTTGTCTATTTGCATTTGCTAGATCAGATTGAAGATCATATATTTTCCACTCAAGCTCATCAACAATATTTTCTAATTCTTCTACAGTTTTTTTCTTTTTGCTCATAGCATCGCCTCATCTTCTGCTTCAGATATTGCCTTATTTTCCCAGTAGGTGTAAATAGCTGATGTAATCATTAAGCCAACTGTTGCTTTATCACCACTATTCCAAGCTGTTTTGATCGTATCCCAATGCTTTGCTAAAGCATCCTCACCAATCGCCTCGACAAAATTGTGATAGTCGGCTGGATCGTATTCTGTACGCATTTTCTTATCGACTGCCTCGCTAATCATATCGCCATAGGCGCATTGTTGTTCAATGTCAAACGCAGTTGCTCTCTCGTTGTATTCCATTAGTTAATCCCCCCAGTTTTGTAAACATAAACCACCATAGCTGGTGCAAGCATTAAGACTGCTGCCACAGCTCCCCAAAAAAAGTCTTTCCATTCGCCTCTGTAATCTTTCATTTGTTTTCCTTTCACAGTTATGAGCGATGCCCATGTAGAAACAATAATCCCAAATGTAGAACTTTGCAATATAGGGATATACCCTAATGTAGAAGTGTTGTAGAATCACTACATACACAAGGAGAAAACATGGCAGAAAAACAACCTTTTGACAGGCTATTAGAGGTCTTTGGCAGCTACAAAGGCATATCCGAGGCTCTAGGTATCAAATATGTTACGGTTTACGCTTGGTTCATGCGTAATGGCATCCCAGAGAAGCACCACGACAACATCATAGCCAAGTCGGAAGGCAAGATTAAGAAAGAAGACCTTGTCTAGCCTAAATCAACGGACAATAACCCTATTAGAAGAAAGGGGATATGTATGCGATACCGTAGAGTCCTACAACGCCTTTACAAGGCGAAAAAAAGACTTATTCGGACTATTCGACATCCTGGCTATTGGAAAGGGCGAAACTATAGCAATTCAGCTTACTTCAAAAAGCAATATGTCAGCAAGAATAAAAAAAATCAGCAACTCCCCTTACCTAGCAGAGGTATTGCGATCCAAGTGGAGAGTGCTTGTAATTGGGTGGTTCAAAAAACCAAATGGAAGGTACGACTACAAAGAGTTTGAGTTCTAGGGTAAAATAGAATCGTCTGGTGTGGCAGCCAAGGCATGAATAAGAGTAACAACCCCAGTATTTTTAGGCGGGGTATGTGTAGTTGTAGACAGTCAGCGAGAAATCTCTTATTCAACTGCCTACAGTTGCCCATGCCAAGGGACATACCCCACCTAAGACTATTGGGGTTTTTCTTTTGCACCCAGGCAAGCGTGAAATGCTATACGCTATAGAAAAATGTTAGATGGGCTAGAGGGTCTGCGAGAAAATGGCAGGCAGCGAGGGTCGACACCTGCGATAGCCGAGTAGTTTGGGACAAGCCAGCTGCTCAGATTTTGCAACAGGATACATCACTTGTAGAAAACACCAACTTGTTGGCGTTGGTCGTTCTATTGCTTTTAGGTATTAAATTGACTCATAAATATTACCTAAAGGTATTTAATGCCACATTTATGTTCCACAAAGTTTGCAAATAATGTAGAAATGTAGAATATAATAGGAACTTCTACAAAAGGAGATTCCTATGCTTGACTATGAACATGGAAACACCAAAGTCGATGCAGTCCAGACTGAGCTGATTAACAAACTTGTTATGCAGCAATACACCGATGTAAAAAACATCATCACCAAAACTAAGCTCAAACCCCTTACAGAAGAACAAATCTTAAACATTATTGGCGAATTGAGTAAACTAGATGGTGAATTTACTTTTGAATCATTCTGGTTGAAATATGCAAGGCTTATTGAGAAAGAACATGGTATCGAATAAGATGGCTAACGATGCGGTCAAAGAGTTAGAGGCATCGCTAGGTTTTTGTGAGGATCACGCTACGATCCATAGAAAACTAAAAGTCGCAATAGATGTAATTAACTCTTTGGTCGAGCAGATAGACGAGATACGAAGCAGACCACTTACCGACAGCGAGATGTACCAGCTCCTACAAAAAGCTATGAAGGTCGAGGACAAAGAGCATTGGAAAACATACTGTAGGCTTATCGAGAAAGAGCATGGAATCAATTAGCTACATTACTTGCACAAATAATGACAGCATACTTAAAAACTGTTTAGGCAGATCGTTAAAGTTAGACAACGATGATGAGCTAATCATCGTAGACAATCCTAAATCTATTGCCGAAGGTTACAACTACGGAATAGAATACGCTAAACACAGAATTTTGTGTTTTTTGCACCACGATTTAATCGTTACCAATCCAATCTTACTACGCATGAACTTGATGGCTTACTGCACCGAGGATATTGGCATGGTCGGTGTAATTGGTAGCATTACAGATGCAGCTCCTTGGTGGGAAGGAAAAGGAGTCGGAAGCGCAGTTGATACCCGCAAAGGGATAATTTATTTTGATGAAGGTAAGCAGTTTTGCGAGCATTTAGACGGTATTTTGCTGGCAACATTTCAAGATGTACGGTTTGATGAATCTATCCCAGGATTTCACCTATACGACCAAGACATCTGCAAGCAAATGACACAACAAGGTAAAAGAAACTTTTGTATCGGAGATGGTTACAGAATCGTTACACACTTTACCAGCACACCTAGCGACACCAAGCAAATCAACGGATATGACGAAGCCTTGGCAGTCTACCGAAAGAAGTGGGCATGATCCTAATAAAGTGGATCGGTACAATCCTGTGCTTGATTGGCATAGCTTTAACCAGTTTCAATGTGTACCCACTAAACATCATCCTGAGTTTGATTGGTAGCGGATTTTGGACTCTAGCTGGTTTTTATACTAGGGATATACCCTTATTCCTTGTAGAAATAGTTGCGGTATTATTCTACATATCGGGTGTGTTTGTTTACTTATGGAGTTAGTATGAAAATTCAATCAAAGTTAATAAAAGAGCTGCCAGACGGATCAGCGATTGTTACTTTAGAGATGGATGAAGAAGCAAAAGACTGGTTGCTTGGTGAAGGCTTTATAGCTGTTTTAAAAGAGGCTATTGCGTTAAGCAAAACCAATGTTACACCAGAGATGCTTAAAGCTGCAAAGATAAAGGCAAAAAAGAAATGAAAATTATCCAATCTGAGTTTTGGCATATTCTTCAAAAACATATTCAGCTTAGAAAAGCAAAATGAACCTAGAAGAACTCTGCTCGTGGCTATCTCACCAAAAAGGAATGATGGCACAAATGTACGCTAAAGATTTAGCAAAATATATTGTTAGAACAAAACAACAAGCAGACCGCATAGCTGAGTTAGAAAAAGAAAAGATTAGAGCTTACGACAATGGCTATGAAGATGGCAGAAAGAAAAACACCCAATTAAACACCCAATTACACCCATTAAGTGATGAGGAGCTTTGGGAAATTTGGGATGCAAGGATATTTACCAATCCAGTAGGGTTTTACAAAACAGCAATAAAGAAAGCGAGTGAGAAATGAAAAAAATATTAGCAGTTTTTTTAGCTATAACTATGCCAATTTGGTACATTCCTGTTGCTATTACCTTTATTCTTGGTGCTGGATTTTATGAATCATACAAATCAATTTTAAAGTTGATTGAAGGGCATTGGATTAAATGACATTCGCTATCTTTTGTTTGGTTATGTTTATTATTTACTGCATGATAAAAATCAAATGAGTTTCGAACAATTTTGGTCTATGTACCCACGAAAAGTAGCAAAGGGCGCAGCTATGAAGGCTTGGAGCAAACTAAGCCCAATGGATCAGAACGATGCGCTAAAGGCTTTGCCTAACCATGTCAAATACTGGGAACTAAAGCAAACAGAGAAAGAATACATTTGCCACCCAGCTACTTGGCTAAACGGATGGAGATGGCATGACGAGCTAGACTTTACACCTAAGAAAGAAAAGCAAGACTTGTCTTGGATGGTTACAAACGAAGGAATAGAAAAGAAAGCAAGAGAGCTGGGTGTATTGGGTAACGGTTATGACACATATCAAACATTGAAACAAAAATGTCTACAGAAAATGGGAATCAACTTGCAGTAGATACATATAGCGAAGCGTGGAGAGCAGAGTGCGAAGCAAGGGAAGTGTTGAGTTGGAAACTTGCGGATCGTAGAAAGTTTTTGGTAGAAGTAGAGAAACACAGAGGCTTAAAAGGCAGACAAAAACTAGAGGAAGAAATACTACGATTATGGAATCTCCGCACAAAGCAATCGAATACATCATCACAAACTCAGGAAAGTATGCAGAAGCCAAGGCAAACAGAGTTTATATTGAGCAGTTCTTAAAAAGTAAGCGTTCTATGCTTATGTCTGAGGCTGTTGGAAAAAGCGTATCTGCTGCCGAAGTAGATGCTTTGGCGCATCCTGAATATATAAAGTTGCTAGAGGGGCTTAAAGAAGCCATAGAAGTCGAAGAAAAGTTAAAGTGGATGTTGGTGGCGGCTCAAGCAAAAGTAGAGGTATGGCGCAGTTTAGAGGCTTCTGCAAGGATTATGGAAAGAGCCACGCAGTAATGAACAAAAGTGAAAGAAAGAAAAATGACAATATTGCAAAACTTGGTTGCGTCTTATGCTACTACATGGGCATCAATGACACCCCCGCAGAGCTTCACCATGTCAGGAGATTCGGTGGTAAAAGATCCCTCGCACCCATACTCCCTTTATGTACCGAGCATCATCGAGGTAATACAGGTGTGCATGGACTCGGAGCAAAAGGATTTGAAAAATACCACAAGGTTGAGTTCGATACTCTTATAGATATTGTAGAATCTAGATTGGCTGGTTTAGCTCAGGGGTAGAGCAACTGCCTTGTAAGCAGTAGGTCGTGGGTTCAAATCCTACAACCAGCACCACTACAGTTCTAGTGGATCAAACCCAAGCTCTCTCCCCACGAGATGACAGCGGGAACGAAATTCCCGCCCATGATGTGTCCATTTGCTTCCTTTGCGCCTGTAAAAACTCATGTGGATCATTTCATGCGCCATAGTACGAATGACTGTCTCTAAAAAACCACACCTTGCATTAGATATGGTTACGATGTGTTCCCACTTTTCTCCGTCATCGTAGAGATAAGTACCCATTACATCAGGGTCGCTATTCACAATAAACTTAATCTGCTCTGGTAAAGGCAACTTCCATTTTGTGAATGGCTCGCAACAATACAAGGTGCAGTAAATGTTCTTGAGAATAGCGGGTGTTAATTTCATTTCCAACTAATCCAATCTTTAGAAAAAGTCCGTTCTTTACGATCTACATAAACAGGCATACTAAAAGTAATTCCATGTTCAGGATGAGTTAGCCATAGAGCTTGTCGTGGTGGTTCAAACCCAAAGTTATTTGCATAAGCGTATTCGTCATAGCCCTTTAGCGATCCGTTGACAATAAGCCTTTCTAGATGGATTAGCTGATGCCAATGCCCTAATAGCATCGTATCGTATTCCATGTCAATCTGAGCGTTTCTAGAGCGTTTGCGGTGATCTCCACGAATGATTGGACCAAGCGCACCAATAACCCCATCGCCACCCCTAAACTGATCGCCATGCGTTAATAGGTATTTATGCCCATAAACCGCATAGTAAGCATCTGAACCGTCTGGGATGTGGAATGTAACTCGGTTATCATTCTCAAACCGTTTGGCTAAGAACTGGTAAAGCAACCAGTCAAACGATGTAAAGTTTCTGCCCTTAGCTCGCATCTTATGGGTATTTCGACCATGATTGCCAGATACGCAAGGTACAAAGACCTGACCAAACTCGTCTGCCAAAGTATTAACGCACCATGTTAATACCCCAAACAAGTCAATAACGGTAGGCATAATCTCCATCTCGTTGGTAGCCATTAGCTCCTCGTGGATGTCTCCGCTAACCATATCGCCACCAAGCACAAACACAATGCCTGGATAGTTGCTGTGGGCTACATGGTTTTTTAGAAGATCAATAGCCTTTTCCACCATTACCTTGGCTCTGTCTTGAGCAATAGCAATGTTGTATTCGTTGACTCCATTGATTTGATTGGGATCGACTATTTCTCCCCAATGCCAATCAGATGCAAATAGTGTCGGGATTCCAGCAGATGTGTGCTTCTTTGGTTTTTTGACTGTCCAGCTAGGAACTTTAACCTTAGAGTCGTTTAGCTTAATTATCGCTTTTTTGATATATTCTGCGCTCAAATCCTCTTTTGCTTGCGCTGCAATAGAGGACTCAAGCTGTCTTATTCGATCCCTAGCCTCTGCTAACTTGCTAAGTGTATCGTCAGTATCTTTTACAATAGATTTAATGCTAGGTTTAAATCCTTTACTTTCAGCAGCATAATAGCGGTGATCGTATGTGCCATGTGGCAAGCCTAGGAGTTTAGCTGCACCAGTTTTTGTGCCTACTTTATGGAAGGCATCCATAGCTTCTTGTAACTGTGCGTCAGTATATGGTCTTGAAGGCATTTCTTTCTTTCAGAGTTAAGACATTGAAATACTACACATTTTTTTGTTACAATTCTACATATTGTAACCTAGGAATAACACCTACATGGCTAAAGACGCTTTAGATGCAAGGCTAACGAACTGGGCTTGGTATCTATCGTATGGAGTAGTTGGTCCACAACCCGATACAACTTGTCGATCTTTTGAAAAAAACTATGTGCCAGAGCTAGGCAATCTCTACAGTCAAGAAGAACCACACTACGAGCCAGACCACCAAGACGGAGATTTAATCGAGCAGTCAGTTAAGGGTTTACCCTTACAGCACAGACAGATCCTAAAAGCTCGATATGTGAGCCACCCATACGCATCTATAGGACAGTTAGCCCACCACCTGAGAATGTCTGCCCATAAGTTAGAATTAGAAATCGGATATGCAAAACGCAGACTACAAGACATCCTCGACAAGAAAGCCAAGTGCAAAGACCTTGAGAATCTGTACAAGGTGCAAGATCAGCAAATCGACTGAGGCTGGGCATCTTGAAATCTACAACAAAGGCATGAATGAGCGATTTGTCTGCCAAGAATGTGCCAATCGTCATAGCGACAAAAACCGCTAAATGCTTGCCTGTGCTGTTAGCCAGCATAGATCAATATGTGCCATTAGAAGTGGAAATAATCGTCTCTGGGAGCGATCTAAGGCTTCCTAGGCATAAGACTATTAATTTGCCTAACTATGGCAAGTCTTTCGGTGAAAGCTACAACTATGTATGCAACTATGCTTTCCAAAACCACAAGCACATTATCGTAGCCAACGATGATATAGTGGTAAACCCTAACTCTTATATAAGACTGGTAGACGATTACATAAAGCTATTGGATTCTGACATAAGCTGGATGTCGGCTAGATCAGACTACGCTAGAGGACAGCAGAATATTCGGCTATGGTCGCAGCTCAATGGGATTCGATCT